GCCTTGAATTGCCCGCCCATCACAGATTTAAGGTTGATATTACCACCATTGCCCCACATCACGCTATCCCCAGGCCGTGGTTCTTTCTTTTCTTCTGCCATGCGCTTGTTATTGGCCTCCATAGCCTCTGTAGCCTGGGCAAACTCCTTGTCTGACAGCTTATTCTTGCGTTTTAGGTAGCCAGTTTGATGCTCACCCGCCCTGGTGGACTTGATGTCGGTCATATCAAAGTCCATAGCCAGTTGTTTCAGGTTTTTATCTGTTTTTGTGGTTTTTGCGGACTTTATAGCCACTGGTTGCAAAAAAACCACCGATAAAGCAGCATTGCAGCCTTTGATCGGGCATTTGGCCTCTCTAGACTCAAATACACCGTGAGAATCGCAAAAATAGTCCTTTAAAACACCCATATTACCCCCTTTTTGACAAAATTTCGTTGAAATTGCTGTAATCGTGCCTGTTTACAGCCCCTAGTTTGACCTTTGCTACACCGTTGATCATCTCAATTTTGAGGTGCGGGACAAGTGGAATCTCTGGTTCTTTCCTGAAATCCACATATCTGTGCCCAGAATACTTACGCATGACCTTCACTCTACCCGTTTTCCAAATGGCATAGGCCCTATTAACCCTCTTTTGGGTGTATTCAGTCAAGGGTCTGGTCTCTCTGACAAACACTTCTTCCATGTGCAGCTTAGATAAACCCGCCAATTCACCGAATAATTCAATAGAAATGCCCCTGTCCTTGTCCTTAAAGAACAGTTTGATCTCTTTCATGAGCTGTTGTTTGCTAAGAGCGTGCGTCTTTTCCACCGTAGACTCCGATCATCTTTAAGTAGTTGGAGACATTTTTGCCAACTGCAAGTTGTTCTGGCGTGTACTCGTCTTGTTTCAAGGACATCTCTTTGGACAGACGCATACCGATTAGCCTTGGCTGCACTTGTTCTGCCCATGCAATGGTTGCTAGAGCAGCTGCTATCACTCGGTCATCCTTGCCACGGCCTGGTGCGCCAATAAACCCGTTCTCTCGCACAATGCCCTTCATCTCTTCCAGTGTGTCCATGCTGAAGATGCCCATCATGCCCCGCTCAAAATAATCTTTCATGTAGGACAGCATCCGCTCTTTAGAACTTGAGCTGGTCACAAACCCGATGGAGGAGGAGAGTCCTCCCATGTTGTCCATGCGTCTCCAAATGTAATTGGACATACTGCCCAACACGTCCATCAAGCCTCGGCCTGTGTCTCCGGTCATGGCAGCTGCCAGGCGCTTGAGGTTTCTTAGTTCGTTGATGACTGCTTGACCTGGACCGTTGACTTCTAGGTTGAGCGTACTATTCTTATAGGCCCCCGCCAGATGAGCAATAACCCATGCGAATTGGTAGGTGTTGAGTTCTGAGGTTGCAAATTCTGCCACTTGATCAAGACCATCCGCATATACTCGAAACACCTGTATGCAGAATCTATCGGCCCAGTCTGATGAGCCATAGGCTGGATCAGCACCGATGACGTAGTAGGCTGAGTCAACTGGTTGTTGCCATATCCGTAGGGAAGCGAGACGGTCTGTTGATTGAAGGCACTCTGTATCTTGAAAGAGTTGCCCAAATGCGTATCTGTAACACTCATAGTCCAACCCCTTTGCATACTTGGCTGCGTCTGTGCAGCGACTGTTAGAAAAGAAACTTGTGCCAGTCATTACAAACGCATAGTCCTCGGTAGGCGGGAACTCCTGGTACATGAGGGTCTCGTCCTTGATCCCCTCTGCCATCTTCCACCGCCACCAAGCCATCTGTCTGCTGTTGACCTCCACCCCGTACAACTTCTTGATTTCCCTGACCCACTCTTTCTCGTCAGACTTGAGTTTGCCATCCCAATACACTTTGTACTCTTTAGACTCAGCGTCCACGCTGTAGTATTCGTTTCTCCACCAGCCACAGAAGATCGCACGCTGGGTGCGTGCCTTCTTAGCGGTCTTGTACATATCGTGGAACATATTGAACCCTTGAGCTGTGGACTCAAAAAGGTATAGACGTTCTGGGTTCTTCTCTGCAAGTGACGCAATGAGAGAGGCTAGTCCTTCTTCATTTCCCCAAGATGCGGTCTCTGTACCATGTAAGTAAGTGATAGCCTTACCTTGGCCCAGTCGAGCTTTGTTTCCCGCAATCTGATAGAAAATACGACTTCTGTTCTTGAGGACCATTTGGTTGCGATTGTGGGCCACCAGCGGAATCTTGTACTCTTTGGGTAGACCCTCAATGTACATTCCCAATGTTGAGCGGAACATATCCCTGTTCTCCTCTGTATCTGCAACGAGTGTTCCTTGCCACCCAGGATGTGTGAACTGCCAATACAAATCCAATGCCAACGACACTGTGGTGATCCCCAACTGCCTTCCCTTGAGTATGACGAAAAAGTGGACATCTTCTTTTAACCCTTTATCAATTTCACCCATCACATACGATTGAGTCCCCAGGAGTTTGCCCATCTTCTTGAGACCCTCTTCCTTGGTCTCAATCTTGAGTTCACTACAGAACTTGTAGAACTGCTGGAGGTTGAAGTTCATAGGGGTGTTCTACAGGGGGTCATGTTGGTATGCTTGAACTCACCGCTGCGAATGCCCTTACAGACGTTGTAAAAGAGCCTGGCATTGTCAAGCATCCTACCTTGATACAAATGGAACACGCCACCCTCAAAATGCGTCCCAATGCCATACTTTCCGTAGGTGTGTAAGTCCCACGCACCGCCTTCAGGTTCTTTAAAGTAATGTGTTGGATAAAGAGTCTTGTATTTGACCTTGTAGATTTCAGCAGCATAGCTGACGTTCTCGCCCACGTCACAGGTTTCATTCTCGCAGAATGACGGTCTGCCCATATCGTCCCAGATGTCTCTGTGAATGGCAAAGAAAGCGGGGGCTGCATAGATATGTGAATAGGGTGCTATGTGATTGCTCACCTGGGCAATCCCCACCATGCTCTTGTTGTTGAGGGCAAATGAAATAGCCTTGTCCACAATCTCTTTGTTGAGTGGCACACAGTCAATGTCCAGGAACAACTTCACCTCTGCCATGCTCGACATCATGATGTTGTCCATCCAAATCCCGTGAGGTATCTCTTGTTCTGTGTAGTTCACCGTCAAGCCTAAATGCTCACAGGTTTCTTTGTGAGCGTTGACAATGAGACGGTCTACATTAGGCCAGTGTAAGCAGTGAATCTGGGGTTGCATCATTTGTAAATCATCCTGGCTAGTTTATAAATCTCTACTGTCTTGTCTGTCATCATGATCATTTGTGAATCAACGGGTGGCACTTCTCCTACCGCCTTGTAGTGCTGCACTACCCTAGTCGAGTAATTCACAGTAGGCTTTAATGATCTGGCTACCCTGACATTATGAGCCTTCACGTTTGCCCACATATGACGGTCTCCTACCGCACAGTCAGCTCTACTCTTGAACATCCAGTTGCGTGCCAGGTGATGCGCTGTAGGCCCGAACAAATAGCAGTTGGTGTCGTTAAAGTCATACCCGTCTGACTCCTCATCCACGCACATCCACGAGCCATCTTCTCTGTAGAGGTTTCTAGGACAGGTCACCACGTCCACGTTGGCTTCCTTCATGACCCCCAACATTGTCTCTAGATGATTGGGTTCATACCAACAGTCTGCATCCAAAAAGGCAATGTAGTCGTACCCCTGTGCAGACGCTACCGCAGCCCCCACCCCTCTGGGTGTGTCTCCAAAATCCGCATTGTTGGGTAATGTGATGTGCTTGATCCAGGACAACTTCTCCACCACCTCATTAGGATAGCCGTCTGCCACCATGAAGTGATACACATGATTGTGCGTCTGGTGACCCACACTCGTCATGCACTTACTCAACGTCTCTAAACTCTCTTTGTAATAAGGCGTGATCACTGCTATTTTGTTCATTCAGGTTTCCCCATTCTTTCGTCATCCCACCTGGCAATCTCTAGTCGCACTTCTTTGTTCTTGGCACAGCTGATCAACTCTTTGTAAAACAACTCCGAATATGTTTCACGCCACTCTTTTGCCAGCTTTCTCTTACTCGGTTTACTAATGCAAGCGAGGGCACGTTGCATTTCCTTCTTGAGTTTCACACGAGATGCGTACAACTGCTGTTGCATATCCTTCTGCAAATCCATACCCATATGCCTC